AGAAGTTGTTAACAGTTTAGGACAAATGGGTTATACACTAATCTTCATTTCTCATGCAGAGAAAAAGGATTACGCAGATATGCTAGGTGTAACCCATAGTGGAATTACTCCAACATTAGATAAACGACCAAAAGAAATCATTACCGGTTTAGTAGATGTTATGACATTTATTAACGAAGAAAGTGATGGTAATGGCGGAAATAAATCCGTAGCATATTTACGTGGCGGTATATTCGGTGATAAAAATCGTATTGAAATTGAAGCTGGTAGCCGTTATGGAGAAGGTCTTCCTATCAAAATTGATTGGAGTTATGATGAATTAATTAAAGCAATTCAAACTGCCGACGAAGCAATGGTTGCCTCAGGTATTAAAATTTCAGCAGAGAATAAAACAATTCTTGAAGAAACAAAACCTGAAACAACTAAAAAGAAACAAACTTTCGCAGCAGTGTATAAAGATGTAACTGAAACTATTAACAAATTAAAAGAAAGAATTGTTAATGGCGAAGAAGATTTAGCAGATAAAATGACAACCATCATTGAACAATATTTAGGAGCAGGAAAAAAGATTACAGAAGCAACACCAGCTCAACAAGATTTAGTTGAAGCAGCATTGGCAGAATTAAAGACATTATAGTATGGCTTCTAAACCTTTGGTCACCTGTAAATATTGTGGCGTAAAGTTTAATCGAGAGAGCGAAGAGTGGGTAAAAATATCCACTCGTTACGCTCATAAAGAATGCCACGATAGAGCTCAAGCTGATAAAGCGGCTTTACGAATGGTGACAGATTTAATTCAAAGTTTATATTATCCTGCTAAACCTGATTGAGGGTTAATAGGTACCCAACTAAAGAAATATCTTAATGATGGTATGACTTATATGGGTATGTATTATACACTCACATATTTTTTCGTTATTCAAAAGAATGACATACATAGTGGTGCTGGTATTGGTATTATCCCTTATGTATATCAAAAAGCAAAGGCGTATTATAAAAATGTAAATAATACATATACCAAAACAGCGGAAGTAGCAGGTCGAGAAACAATAGATGTACAACAAACAGAAAATGTTATCACTATTGTCAACCGTAAACCAACAAAGAAATTATTAGACTTCGATTACGGAGACTAGAAAGGAGGATTATTGTGTATAATTCTCATGCAATAGAAAAAGTTCTAACTGAATTATATATTAACAATGATTTAATTATCTCAACAGAATACCCATTGCGTTTGGAAGATTTTGTAGATAAGAAATATCAAGCAATATACACAGCATTATATAACTTATATGTTCTTGGAAATAATCATATAGATATTAGTGATATAGTTGCTTATTTTAGAGAGCAACAAGGAATGTATGAAAAGTTCATAAACGATGGTGGTATGGATTGTTTATATCAGATTTGTGCTGATGAAAGCCCCACTAATTTTGATTATAATTATTCATTAGTCAAAAAACAAAGTCTATTAAGAGATTTAGTTAAAATGGGTGTAGATGTTAGCGATATATATGATAAAACATTATCACCAGAAGAATTTGAAAAACAAATGGCAAAGTTTAATGCTTTAACCATTGAAGATATATTCAAGCATTATGAGGCCAAGATCAATCTTTTACAAAACAAATATCAAAACTTGATAGAAAAAAGTTGTATAAATGTTGGGGATGGATTAGAGGAGCTGTATAAAGAGCTACAAACCGTTCCAGAAGTTGGATTACCTCTTGAAGGGGAAATATATAATACAATTACCAGAGGAGCAAGATTAAAAAAGTTATATATTGATTCCGGTTCATCAGGAACTGGTAAATCAAGACGTATGGCTGGTAACGCCGCTCATTTAGCAATTCCAATGTTTTATAATACGGAAACAGAAGAATGAGAAAACACAGGTATTGAAAATAAAGTATTATATATTACAACTGAGTTAGAGCATAGTGAAGTTCAAACCCTAATCATAGCATATGTGTCTGGGGTTAATGAAGATAAGATATTAAATAATAAATATACACAAGAAGAACGGGAAAGAGTTGAATTAGCAATTCAATATATAGAACAATATAATAATATTATTATTGAGTTCTTGCCCAATCCAAGTATTCCTACAATTCAAACAACTATTAAAAAACACGTGTTACAAGATGATGTAGAATATGTCTTTTATGATTATATTCACATTACATCAGGATTAACTGATGGTAGAGATAAAAACACTCGAGATGATGTTATTCTTATGTTGGTTAGTGATACATTAAAAAATTTGGCGAACGAATTAAATGTTCACATCTCTACTGCTACACAGTTGAATGGAGATTACGAGGAGAAAGAAATTAAAAACCAAAATTTAATTAGAGGTTCAAAAGCGATAGCTGATAAAGCTGATATAGGAGCAATTACATTACCAGTTAATTCAGCAGAAGAAGAATTGGGTAGAGCATTAGCATTAAAATTAGGAACATTTGAACCCAACTTTATAACTGATATATATAAAAACCGTCGTGGTAAATGAACGGGCGTCAGAATATGGCGTTATATAGATTTAGGTACATGTAGAACAATAGATTGTTTTGTTACAGACCGTTCAAATGAACCAATAGATTTTAATAGCACAAAAGTTCAAATTAAACAAGTTGGTAAGATTGGAGGATTTGTCGTAACCGATAATCCAACAGATATAGGAGAACCAATTCGTGTAGAAGAATATGAATAATGGCGATAGCTTACTTGCTAAATTAAATACCTCTGACATATTAAGATTAATGGAAAAATTAGGAGTACCAGAAACAATGGTAGTATATCGTAATGATTGCCTAATCTTTCCAACAATATGCCACAATGAATTGATTTCTAATCCTTCCCGTAAATTATACTATTATGAGAATAGTAAAAGATTTTATTGTTATACTCATTGTAAAGCGATGAGTGTATATGAGATGATTATAAACTCATACATGGCGCGTGGTTCAAAAATAAGTTTTTCACAAGCCTATGTATTATTAGATAGTATCATAGAAGATCGTATGAAGCATGGTTTTGCTGTATTAGAGCCCCCCGTACTTCATAAACAAAGCACATTAAAAAATTGAACAGAGGAATTAACTGTATATAACCCTCATATTTTAGAGTGCTTTACTCAACAACCCAAATATTTAAGTCCATGAATTGAAGAAGGTATAGATTATGAAGTTTTAAAAGAATTCGGGGTACGATTTGATATGGTACGCAATAGAATGGTATTTCCAATAATTGACCATATAGGTAGATTGGTTGGTATTAAGGTGCGTAATTTTAATCAAAAAGAAATTGAAGAGCATCGTAAATATATGCCTCTATGACATAATAACGAATTATACAGTTATCCAAAAATGATGGTGGCGTATGGTTATTATCAAAATAAAGCAGTCATTAAGAAAGCAAAAGAAGTCATTGTATATGAGGCAGAAAAATCAGTTTTAAAACATGGATCATGTTTTACACAAAACAAGTCAATCGCAATTGGTGGAAGTTCATTCAGTGAATATCATGGTATTATTTTAAAAGGAGCAGGAGTAACAAAAATTGTCTTAGCATTAGACAATGACTGGGACGAAGATGGAGATAAAACCTACGGATTACAAAAAATGATCCATGAAGGTTATAAAATAATGGACATGGGTTTTGATGTAGAACTTATGTATGATTGGGAAGGTAATTTATTAGATAATAAAGATTCGCCAATAGATAAAGGGCGTCAAGTTTATTCTAAATTATACAAAGAACGAAAACCTTTAACTGATTTCCCACGTCCTGGAACAGGAGAAAATAATGAAATACCAGTTACGGACGAAGAACTATAATGACGAAGCTCCTGATTTAGTATTAAATAATTTATTATGCGACAGAGGAATAGAGCAACCTGTCGAGTGATTACATCCCACTGAAAAGTATGAATACTCGCCTTTTCAATTATCCAATATGAAAAAAGCAGTAGAAATACTTCATTCCATAATAAAAAATAGAGATAGTAATATTGCTATCGTAGTTGATAGCGATTTAGATGGATATACAAGTGGAGCAATTATATATAGTTTATTAAATCAAATAGAGATCGGTCAGAATATTATGTATTTTTTACATCCTGGTAAAGAGCATGGTATTGAATTACAAGATATCCCCGAAGAAACCGATTTGGTTATAGTACCAGATGCGGGAAGTTCACAAAAGACCGAACATTTAAAATTATTAGAGAATGGAACAAAAATTATTATTTTGGATCACCATGAAATTGATAATGATATGGAATATGGTGATTATAAAGACAATATAGCAATCATAATCCAGCTTTATCTGGAGCGGGAGTAGCATTAAAGTTTGCGCAAGCATATAGTCAAACATATGGTGTTCAATTATCTAAATCTATATATGCATTGGCTGCGTGTGGAATTGTAGCAGATGTAATGGATTTATCTTATTTGGAAAATAAACGCATTGTTGATGAAGGAGTTAAATATTTATCTGAACATGCCTTTCTAATGGGTTTAATAAAAGAAGCTCATTATAATGTACAAGAGCCAATACCAAGTATCAAAGATATTGGTTGGGTTATAGGTCCTAATATTAACTCTATTATTAGACTTGGCACACAACCACAAAAGAATATAATTTTCTTAGCTTTAACTACGCCTAATCTATTAGTGTTTAGTAGTAAAAAAGGACACGAAGATGAACAGGTACCAATTTACGACGAAGCGATTAGATTGTGTGATAATGCTAAGAAACGTCAAACAACCGCTATTAACAAAAGTATAAAAATTATTGAACACAATGTAGTGCCTGATGATCATAATTCTATTATATATATAGACGAAGACCAGGAATTAACATTTGAATTATCTGGGCTTATAGCAAACAAACTATTAAGCGTTACCAACAAACCAGTTATTTTATTAAAACATTATACTGATAATAAAGGTATAGATGAATATAGAGGTAGCGTACGTGGAAAAGCTGTAGAAGGATTAACTAACTTAAAAAATGTAATTAAAGATGTTACGGGAGTAACAATGGCAGAAGGTCATGCATTTGCTTTTGGTTTAAATGTAGAAAAAGAGGCATTCCCTACATTTAAAACACATCTTAATTCAATTTTAGATAAAATAGATTTTAATACCAATTTATATATTGTAGATTTGGTAGCAGATTATCATCAACTAAATACTGATATAGGTCGTATTATGGCAGCTGATAATGTATGATGTCATGGCGTAGATAAACCACAAGCCATATTACAAAACATCCCAACCGACAATTATGAAGTTATGGGGGCGAATGGTCAACATATTAAAATTAATTGCGGACAATTTGATGTTGTTATGTTCAATGTACCAAATTTAGTACGACTATTAGAAGCTGGAGAAAAATATAACCTAAATGTTGTAGGCGAATTTGATATTGATAAATCTTATAATGTAGGCCGACTTCAATTTATGGTAAAAGATTATGAGCAAAAAGAGCATACTCAATTAACAATTTGGGATTATGCCTTTTAAGGAGGTTTCCTTTGGGACGTATTCGAAACAAAATAATCACAGCATTATTAAAAAAAGATAAATTAGTAGCCGTACCAGCAAATTGGCATAAAGATTATGTACGTATGG